ATCATAGAGATATTTGAACAGTACAAAGGCGACATTGAGCAGGAATACAAATATGCTTCTATTATCTCCACAAATACAATCAGGGATTTTTGGGGAGAGGATCATAAAGTAAAGTGCCAAATAAGAGTGATGAAGAAAGACAATGGCGAATATCTAATATTATACGATGAGTTCACTTATTCGATATTGGGTGGTGGTACTAGGGGTGGCACTCTAAAGGAAGTTGAAGAAACATTGAAATTCTTATTAGAGCGATACCACTTTGAAAAGAAAGACAAAGAGCAGACGAGGTTATTTGAATGAGTGAATTAGTCGAGTTAGCGATTGAGAAATATGGATCACTATATAAGTTCTGCGAAGCGATCGGACTTAATAAAAGTTCATTCTATCGCAATTATAACTGTTCACGAGGTGATCGTATCTATGCAATAGCGAAAGGGTTAAATATGGATTTTGATGATGTATGTGATATGTGTAATCCCAATTTGCATCCATTACAACGTGAAATCTTCAAGCGAGGTTATACAATGCAAGAGTTCTGTGCCAGATCAGGATTATCAAAAAGTGTGATCCGTTCGATCTGTTTAAAACAAAATAAGCACTTTAATTCAACCTATACAGTATTAAGCGATGCGTTAGGGATTCCTATTGACGAGGTGATACGGATATGCAACGCATAAACAAATATAAGATTCTGGATGGCGATAAAGTCATATTCGATGGCAGTTCGATTGAAATTGCTGAAAAGTTCGGAATTAAGCCGAAAGACCTCGGCACATACGCAGTCAATCATACGAAATTACTAGGCAAATATTTTGTTGTGAGAAACGGAAAAGTCATGGCAGAGCGAACTAAAAAGATTGTGCATTCCTCGAAACATCAAGACAATCTGGAATATCTCATAAAGCATTTAAGAAAATATGGGAACACGTGCTTTAATGGAAAGGTTGATGATTACATCGGGGAGCTGAAAGAAGTCGGACTAGAACCTAAAATAAGGCAGGTTGTATCGAGGAATATGTCAGGACGTAAAGAGAAATGGTGGGTGTTAGAGTTATGAAAAACAAAGACAGATACGACATGAACAGATTAAGTGTTCATATCGAGCCACAGGGCTATCTAGGAACGCAATTAGAGATCATCTATGATAATGCTACTGTCGAGATTTATCGAAGCAAGGAGCAGAGTTTAAGGGCTTTCCTTGAATGGTTGGAAGTGGATAGAGAGGATTATTAATGAAAGCAGTATTAGTAATTGATATTCCTGATATGCCTAAAAACTGTATGTCTTGTCCGTTAATTGAATATCATCGTGAGTATTCTGTCATTTGTAGACATTATCAAACAGGAGATACAAGACCAACATGGTGTCCTTTAATACCATTGCCACAAAAAGTTGAAATGGATTTGAACGAATATTACAAAGGTGTTGCTGATGGTTGGAATGATTGCATTGATACAATCACAGGAGAAACAGAATGAAAGAATACATTGTATCGTTTGCAGATGATACGGATATCGAACAGTTTGAACGTATCTTTGGTACGAATGGTGAAATAGTCAGATGTAAAGATTGTATATACAATGTAGCAAATATGCAGAAAGATTCATTGGATATTACGGACTATACCGATATTGTTTGTACTTATTTTATGACTGATGGTTTAGAACCTAATGACTATTGTTCAAAAGGAGAAACAGAATGACAAAAATAAAAATAATATTGAAGGATAAAACTGAAATTGAATTTACACAGAATTATTTTTGGGGAGCAAATATAAACGAAGAAGTACGCAAAGGAAATCGATTTTTAGAGTTTAATAATTGCGTAGTCAATATCGAAAGTATTGAACAAATAACATGGGAGAAAATGCCAGACACAGAAAGCAATAAGAATGAAGTTGTTGGAGAAACAGAATGATTGAAGAAAGATTAGATAAACTTATTGAATATCTTGAAGAATTACAACCTGATACTTGCCCAACATTAGATGTAAATGCCAATGATGTGCTATTCTGCAATGAAGAATACTGTATGAAATATGGCGGTGCTGAATGTTGGAAAAAGTGGATATTGGGGGAAAAGGAATGAAGAACCTTAAATTTACAAACAGAATGTCAATTAGCAAATTCATAAACTATAAAGAACAGTTCATAAACCTTGTCCGATTAATAGGAGTAATCACCTATGGAAAAGAGCGTTGGTTAATTCAGGATAATGATTTGTGGTATGACCGAGAAACAGGAACATATATCGTCACCAACGAATTACAAGACAGAATATGCGATGTGATTAATGAACTAGAAAGGAATTGCCATGAATAAACCTACAAGAGAACAGATAGAACATAGAGCAATCGAATTAATGCTTGAAGAAACAAAACCAGATTGCACATTTTGCGACTATAACGAAGATCAAAATAATTGTGCAAAATATTTATGTAAGTCATGTCTGATGAAAACTGCCTTACGTAAAGCCGAAGAAGAACTGACACCGAAACTCTTTGAAAATGCGAAAGATCGTGCTATTTTTCACAACAAGTTAGCGAATATGACTGTATATTTAGGACATACCTATAAGTTCTTTAAAAAGAGTACAAAGCCAGTTCGACACATGAGGTTCTATGAAAGCCCAATTAAGTATGATTCAGTTTCTGAACATTGGGACTGCGTAAAATTGTTAAAGGAAGATAAGATGTATTCAATCGAGGAGTTATTAAAATGACAAGTGGCGAATATCAGAATATGCTGAAAGACCAGATCAAACAGGCAGGATTATGGCTGATAAAACACGCTGATGATATTGTGAGCGATGTAAAAAACATATCGGACTTTAAAATCACTATCGACCTAAAGAACGGATGCAAATTGCCGACAATCAAGTTTATGCAGGAGAATTGCTTTTGGAACTATGACGAGTGGGAAAAGCGAAAGGAAATAGTAGGAGAGAAATAGAATGAACTTAACACGTAAGCTATTTAAAATCGTTATTACACTTACAGGCTTAATCATCGGATCATTGGCTAGTATCAACACACAGATGATTCCAACACGGATTCAAGTAGTAAGCAACGAAAACGTGCATTTACTATTGAAAGACAACGGAAACAACGTATCGAGCGTTAATGTATCAGGAATGTCATTATTGCCGATTCATGTTGATAATACTGGTTATTATTTCTCACCGACACTTACGATGGACGATCTATCAAAGACTGATGTAAGAGTTAGCGAAAATTATATCTTTAAGAGCGTAGAAGCAAGACTAGATACTCAAACAGACAACGCTTATCTTCAGGCAGAACTCGTAATCAATGGCGAGGACGAAGTAAACAAAGCCATAAGATGCCAATTAAGAATCGGCACTAATTACTATTATTTAAGTCAGGATGAGCCGATATGCTTAACAGATGTATTGTTGAGCAATACAAAGGACACAACGATTAAAGCGTCTTTCTATTACGAACTAGAGGACGAGAGTTGCACCATAGAGAATCTAAACAATGCGAATGGTAGCGATGTGGAGTTGAAGTTATATGTGTATGTAAAGGAATAAACAATGAACAACAATAAAGGCAAGTTTTATATCAAAAATGGTGATAGCTATGAGGAAATCAAAGAGATTGCTGATCTTGCAACCGAACTTGATCCAACAATCGAAGAACAAACAGAACGATTCTTCTCTGGGTTTAAACCTATAACATTCACTTTAACTGAAGAATCAGCAGATATATTGAGATATGAATTTATGAGAATGGAACAGGAAGAAAGAGGGGAGATAGCAGAAGCGTAATATGTTAAAGAATAATGTTATTGTCTGTCAGAAAGATCATTTACCATCTCGATTTACTTGTGAATTAATAAAAATACAAGATGGTGATTTGGTGCTAATAAATGCTGAAACGAATTATGGTGATGGCACTACTGTATGGGATTCGGTGCATTTTCCATTAGTCACAGTAGAAAGCTATTACATTAAGGAAATATGAAGATAAACAATAAGAAACGCAATCTCATAAGATACAAGTATTACAAAACCGATACGCTTTACGCTGATAATGACTTCTATTTCGTTTCCTATTTTGATTCACGATGCAGAGCTAATCACATCAAGCAGAAACACGGAATCAATCAGAGGTGGGCATTAATGGTGCATATCAAGGAAGATGGCACAATAGTCTATCATAAGTGGGCGAAATCGTTTAAAGGTGAAAAGCACATATTTATGGTGAGGTGGTTTGATACGTTGGCAGATAATAGGTTTCCATTAGCAGAAAGGAAAAAAAGATGATTAAACCGAATAACATATATCTAGGTGATTGCTATGAGTTGATAAAAGAGATCCCTGATAAAAGTGTTGACCTGGTTTATACAGACATTCCTTATTTGTTTGATTCACATGGTGTAGGCAGTTCTGATCTGAATAAAAGAATAACAAACAGAACCGTTGAGTTAATGTCTATTGATAATAGATACAAAGTATCTAAAGGCCAGACAAATGCAGAAGCTTTAAGAATTGCTAAAAACATTAAAAATAAGCAGATTGGCACAACTTCTTTGGAAGATGGAATAGACTATAAAATCTTTGACGAATTGTGTAGAGTGATGAAATATATATATATATATATATGGTGTTCAAAACTACAATTCGTAGATATACTCAAATATTTTGTTGAAGAAAAGAAATGCCATTTTAATCTTTTGGTATGGTGTAAAACAAATCCAGTTCCAGCTACTAATAATGTATGGTTGCCTGATTTAGAGTATTGTTTCTGTTTTAAGGAAAGAAACGCACCTAGATATAATGATGGTTATGATCTAAAGCATAAATACTACGTTTCTGCTGCGAATAAGCTAGACAAGGACAATTACTCACATCCGACAATAAAACCGATAGAACTTGTTAAAAAACACATTTTACATAGCACTAACAAAGGTGATATAGTCCTAGATCCGTTCTGTGGTTCTGGTACTACTTGTAAAGCATGTCAGGAAACAGACAGAAAATATATAGGTTTTGAGATTAACCAAAAGTATTATGAAATTGCAAAAGACAGATTAAACAACATCAATGCGAGAGGTGAAGTAAGTTTGTTTTAGTAAAATGGGAATGTATGAGATATATTCCTATAGTATTATGTTAGTGTAAATAAGTATCAAGAAAGGCAGTTAACGCTGCCTTTTTACTTTTTTACCTATTCAGAGAAACCGATAATAAAGCCTATCACTCCTTCCGATAGGCTTATTTATTGTCGGCAGAGGGAAAAACAATGGAATACGTAAACAAACAGGAAATAAAAGAAAAACTAGAAAGATTAATAAACGCCAGGAAGAACAAACCTTGCAATAGACAAGCACTTGTTGAATCACAGGCGTTCCGTTATTGCATCGCCATTGTTGATTCACTAGAAGTGTATGAAACAGATAACGACATATAAAGAACCTAAATGGGTTAAATTAAGGGATTCTGTTTTAAGACGAGATAAATACATAGATCAATACCTTGCAAGATATGGAATATTTAAACCGGCAGAGCTGGTTCATCATATATTCCCTGTTATAGATTTTCCTGAATATCAGTATTGTGAATGGAATCTTATCTCGATAACGAAAAAAACACATAATATGTTTCACGACAAAGAAACAGATATGTTGAGTAAGAAAGGTATAGAATTGTTGGAACGAACAGCAAGAAAAAATAAGATACCTATACCATATGAATACATTAATCAGAGGAAAAAGAAAGTACATGCCATGTTTATGAATGGAAAGGGGGTTTAATGACACAGGAAAAATGGAGAAAAAAGATTGTTGAAAACTGTAAATCAGTAGGAACTTACGAAAAACATTTTGAGGATGTTATTGATACTCTTTCACAGATACTCGAACAAAGAGATATCGTTCATAAACAATGGGTTGATGAAGGAAAAATAACTATTATTACTCATGTAAATAAAGCCGGTGAAGCAAATCCGGCTAAAAATCCGTTAATAACACTAGAAGCAGACCTGAATACACAGGCTTTAGCACTCTGGAAAGAGTTATGTTTAACTCCAAAAAGTTTTAAAGACGCTAAAAACGTTAAAATAGATAAACCTAGCAGTTTTGAAGATATACTCAACGATATAACTTCTTGAAAAAATCGTTTAAAGAAACATCAATTGAGTTTGCAAAAAGTGTTGTAAGTGGTAAAAAAATCGCTGGCAAAGAGGTTATATTAGCTTGTCAGCGTTTTTTAAACGATCTAAAAAGGAAGGATTTAGAGTTAAGAACTGCTGAACCGGATAACGCCATAAATATTATTCAAACGTTTTTAGTTCATCAACAAGGCGAGGATCTGGAAGGAAAACCATTACAAGGCAAACCAATGATACTAGAACCATGGCAGATATTCATTATCTATAATCTGCTTGGTTTTTATTACAAAGGCACAAACAAACGAAGGTATAAGGAAGCCTTTATTGAAGTTGCTAGAAAAAATGGTAAGACGAGCCTAGTTGCAAGTCTATCGTTTGCATTAAGTTTGTTGCAGAGGAAATCTGGAGCAAAAACTTATATTGTTGCTAGTGCCTTAAAACAAACGCTAGAAGCGTTTAACTTCTTAAAGTTTTCATTGCTTAATAAAGGTTATGACAAGGCAATGAAAATCAAAGACAATTCGTTTGAACATTCTATTAAATACCAATTTAAAAAGGATGGGAAAATAGATGGATCTTTTGAAATCTACGCTATGCCAACAAATCCTGATAGCCAGGATTCCTTTAACTGCTCATTTGTAATTGCAGATGAAGTTGCTAGTTATAAAAAACCTAGTCAATATAACAGATTTAAGGAAGCTACAGCAGCTTATGAGAACAGTTTAGTTATAGGCATTACAACTGCCGGTGATAACGTTAACTCATTTGGTTATGCTCATCAGGAGTATGCAATTAAGGTTGTTAATGGACTTGTAAAAGATGATAGCTTATTCGTTCTGATTGCAAGAGCAGATCAGGAAGAAAACGGAGATATTGATTTTACAAATCCGATACAACATGAGAAAGCAAATCTTAATTATGGTGTAACCATAAGGCCAGAAGAAATACTCCAGGCTAGTTTACAAGCTCAAAACGATCCGATCAAACGAAAAGACTTTTTATCACGTAGATTGAACAGATACACAACTTCAATGAAAGCGTGGTTTGACATTGAAGAATTTAAACGAAGTGATGAAAAGTATGATTGGACTTTGGAAGAATTAGCGAAGCTGAATATTAAATGGTATGGTGGCGCTGATTTATCCAGACAATCAGACCTAACTGCGGCTGCATTATATGGAAATTACAAGGGAGTTGATATTTGTATCACTCATGCCTTCTTCCCTATAACAGAAGCTGCAAACAAGGCTGAAAAAGACAAAATACCATTATATGGTTGGAAAGATGATGGTTGGCTTACTTTATGCAATTCACCGACAGTAAACGTTTCAGATGTTGTTAATTGGTTTATTGAAATGCGAGAAAAAGGTTTCAAGATCGTAGATGTAGGCCATGATAGAAAGTTTGCGGGTGAAGAATACTATCCTCAAATGGTTCATGCAGGGTTCAAAGTAACAGATCAACCACAGTATTACTATCTGAAATCACAAGGTTTCAGACACATTGAAAATACTGTTAAAAATGGCAACTTATATTATCTGCATAGTGAAGCATATGAATATTGTGTATCGAATGTTAAAGCAGTAGAAAAGACAGATGATATGGTGGCCTATGACAAGATACAGAAAGAACAGAGAATAGATTTATTCGATGCTTCTGTATTTGCTTGTTTAAGATATATAGACGCATTAACCAAAACAGCGAAAGTTGGTAAGTGGTTTGATTGAGGTTAAAACATGGCAAAAAGAAAAAGAAAAATAGAAAGTGTGAGAAATAACAAGAAAGACCTAGCACAGGCCTTTTTTGTTAATTCATCTGATTTTGACAGTTTGTGTTGCACAGATTATGTTTCGTTAGACCACAATCCAGAAATCTTAACAGGTGTTAAGAAGATTGCTGAATTGATCGGTTCAATGACGATACATCTAATGGAAAACACAAAGAATGGTGATAAACGTATCATCAATGAATTATCAAGAAAAATAGATATAGATCCTATTCAGACAATGACACGTTCAACTTGGATGGAATCTATCGTTATGAACTTACTGTTATATGGACAAGGTAACTCGATTGTAGTTCCTCACACCTATAATGGCATGATCATGTCATTAGAACCTATATCAGCATCAAGAGTTAGTTTTATGCCGGTTAATGGTTATAGGAATTACAGAATATTGATTGATGGTTCTTCAAAAAGACCTGATGATGTTCTGCACTTTGTTTACAACCCTGATAAGTATTATCTCTGGAAAGGAACTGGTATCAACGTTCTGTTAAGAGATATTGCTAATAACTTGAAACAAGGCAGAGCTACTGAAAAAGGTTTTATGGAATCAAAATGGAAACCTTCACTTATTGTCAGGATCGACAGCATGATTGATGAATACCAATCAGCAGAAGGCAGAGAAAAGATTTTAAACAGTTATGTTAAATCTAACAACGCCGGTGAACCTTGGTTAGTGCCTGCTGAACAGTTTCAGGTAGAACAGGTTAAACCTTTAACTTTACAGGATCTAGCTATTAAGGACACTATGGAACTCGACAAGAAAACAGTAGCATCTATTCTTGGCATACCTTCATTCTTATTAGGTGTTGGAACATTTAATCGTGATGAATGGAATAACTTTATTCAGTACACGATCGGTTTTTTAGCAAAACTGATTGAACAGGAAATGACACGTAAGCTGGTTCTTAATCCGAAGTGGTATCTGAAGTTTAATATGTTATCACTTTACGATTACTCTATAGATTCAATTGTTTCATTTGCAAGTCTGTACGACAAAGGAATTGTAAACAAGAATGAAGTAAGAGATCGTATGGGAATGGAATCAGTAGAAAATGGCGATAAGTTTGTTATGTTAGAAAACTTCTTGCCTGATGATCAGATAGATAA